ACTGATGCTGCCAAGTATTACACTGCTGCGCAGCATCAGGTTGATGCCTGGAATTGGCTGCAAACTAAAGTATCGCCTGAGATTTTAAATATCTTTGCATCTAAATATAGAGAAACAAAAAATAATCTACCTCCTATTTACGGTAAAACAAACTCTAAAAAAGGATCTTGGCAAGAAAAAGTTAGGAAAAATACATCTGGAGGAAAAGATGTTACTGACTTTATTAACAAGAAATCATCTTTAAATAGGTACAGACCTGTAGGTGGAGGTAAGTATGTTCAAGATCCAAATGGAGAATTCGAAAAGAATAAATATGGTGGATACACAAGAATAGGATCTAAATTTAATAGAGACCATAGCATTTATTAATATATTTGAGATATGTATAAAGAAGAAAAAGAAGGTTTAGAAAACCAAGAACAACAAGGATTAGAGAATCAAGAAGAACAATCTAATCAAGGTATTGACATGGAAAAATTATCTCAACCAGAAGGTTTTGATGATGATAACTATTCTGATGAGGATATGAGAATACCTACAGCAGAAGAAGTTTCTGGTCAGTCTTCAGAGAACATTGATAACCAAGAAGGAACTCAAGATTCTAGTCAAGAGCTTACAAAGCTTGATGAGATGAAGAGTACATGGAAAGAAATGTTTGGAGATAATGAATTTCCAGAAGATGCTACTGAAGAAGATTATGATGAGATGAATCAATTTTTTGCTGAAGAGAAGTTTAAGCAAGAAAAGGATAAATATCTATCTGATTTACCAGAAGAGGTTCTAGCTATTATTGAAGCTAACAGACAGGGTGTTGATATCAATGAGTACATGAAGAATATGTACGAGAATGGTAGTAATATTTCTGACGATCAAATATTATTTAATGATTTAAAAGAAAGATACCCTAACGCTTCTGAAGAGCAATTAAATAACATCATTGGAGAAATGCCTAAGTCTATGAAAGATTTAGAGTTAATGAATGCTAAAGCTAATCATGAAAGCAGACAAAAAAACTTCATTGAAAATCAAAAAGCTAGACAAGCTGAAGCTCAAAGATTAGAGCAAGAAAAAATGCAGAAACAGATAGATGCTGATATTTCAGAAAATATTGCTACATTTGAATCTCTAGACAATGCTTTAGGAATTAAATTAAGCGAAGCTGATAAAAATAATTTCAAAGCTAACTTTAGAGAATGGGTTACACCGAATCCAGAAACAGGAGTTGCACCATTAATGGAAAAGCTACAAAGTAGATTTTCAGAGATAGCATTCGCCTTAATGATGGATGGAGATAGCCGATATAAATCTTCCTTATCACAAGCGAAGGAAGGTGTAAAAGAATCATGGATGCAGAAGCTAGACGATGCGCCTACAGAACATAGAAGATCTGGAACACAGGATAATCAAATTGATTATGATGCGCTTGAAGCCCCAGAAGGTATTTAATGTTTTACATAAAAAAATCATAAAAAAATGAGAAAATTGCCAGGCGTTAGTAGATTTGATGCTAACGTAACGACAACAGAAAATGCATTAGCTACTGCCTTATTAATTAAGCCAGAGATCTCAATGCATATTGTTAATTTATTTGAAGGACAGTTCACTTCATTTACTTCTTACTTATCTAGAAAAGGATTAACTAAGAAGGGTGTTATTGGACAAGTTGATAAAGACTTCAGAGTTGTAGGAAACAGACGTTTTGAATGGGCGGTAGAAGGATATCCTATTAGAATGGGTAAAATTCAAACTGCTGTTACTGGTTCTACAATTGGTCAGAATCAAGCTGTAGTTGAGTTAGTTTTAGATACTAACTATTTCTCTCCTAACGATGTTCTTGAATTACAAGACAACAGAACTTTAGTTCATGTATTAGGAATGCCAACAGAGACTACTGATGGTAATTTCAAGTATCAAGTTAAATTAGTTACTGATATTCCATCTGCGTTTATCCCAGCTAGTTTATTAGTTGCTGGTGCTGAAGTAGGATTCTCTTACACTATGTTCCCAGAAATGTCTGAAACTGGTTACGAGAAGAATTCTTATCCAGAATGGTTCACAGAGACTATGACTATTCAACGTATGCAATATTCTATCTCTGGTACTGCTGGTAATTCAGAAGTATGTTGGGTTTTACATAACGGTCAAAAGTTATGGTATTACAGACAAGAGGAGCAAATGATGTATAGATGGGCGATGGCTCGTGAGAACCAATTATTATTTGGTAGATCAACTTCTGATGCTAATGGAAACGTTACATTAAAAGATCTTCAAAATAGAGAAATCGTTGGTGGTAACGGATTATTAGCTCAAGGAGATGCTTCATTGAAATTCCAATACAATGTATTATCTACTAAGGTAATTGACAATGTTCTTCAGAACTTACAATTAATGTCTAACGGTGGAGAAACTGAAGTGATGTTAATCGGAGGTCAACAATTAGTATGGAACTTCCAAGAGTTAATCGCTAAGAAATTCCAACAAACTGGTGGAGAGAAACTTATTGATGGTTCTGGAAGCGAAAAAGGATACAACGGAAACTTTAGATTCTACAATGTTGGTGGTGTTAAATTGACTGTTGCTTGGTCTCAAGCTTTTGATGCTCAATTTAAACCTTCTGCAAAAGATGCTTACGGAAACAGGACAGCTTCATCTAGAGGTATGTTTATTTCTTTAGGTAATACTGTTGGAGGAAGCGGAGCTAACGTTGAACTAGTTGCTTTAGGAGCTGGAGGAAACGATAGAAGATTTGTTAAGAGAGAGATTAACGGTATGTTCTCTGTAGGTGCTTCTGGTACTAACGGAAGAGCTTCTGTATCTTCTACTTCAATGGATGGAACTCAAGTTCAAGTTTTATCTGAAACAGGAATTAAATTAAGTAATCCATTTGCGGTTGCTGAATTATATGTATAATTAGTATAAAGAAAAAAAGATGTCAAAGACAGTAAGAATTTTAGCAAGAAGTAAGAAATTACAAAAAAGTCCAGTATTTGTTTCTCCAAAACTAGACACGGTAAGAGGTGTATTTATTGTAGGAGATAAAGAATACTCTGCGGTTATTAAAAATAGAGATTATGTAGATCAATATGTAACTAACGTTGAGGGTGCTGATTCAGCACCTATAGCGTTACAAGCTGATACTACATTTAGATTTGAACACGGTCAATCATTTAATTTGGGAGATCCAGTTGAGAAGTTTTTATTTGATATAATTTCAGAAGCTACAATGGGAGCTGGAAAGGTACTTGCTAAGAACCAAAAAAGCGTTAACCCTATTTATAATCGTTTTTATCTAGAGGATTTAGAAGAAGAAGCTAACGATCATATTAGTATGTTTGAGCTTACGCTTAAAGCTTCTGAACACGTTAAGAATATGACAGCTACTCAAAAGTCTGACTTCGCATTATTACTTGGAAAAGATGTTTCTTCAATGAGTGAAAATGGAGTTGATGGATTTATGAAGGAACAAGCTGTTAAGAATCCTAAATCAATTTTAGATATTATTGACAATGATCCAGATTATGAAGCTAGAATTATTGTTAGAAAACTTGTTAATGCTGGTAAGTTTACCATTAACTCTGAAGGAGTTTATATGATGGGTAATAGTAAGATAGGTGTAAATGAAGAATACGCTATCAACTATTTAACTAATCCAGATAACCAACAAATTGCTAAACAATTATTAGCTGATATAGGGGTTATTAAAAAAAGAACTAGAACTACAACAAAAAAGTAAAACATTAAGATATGTTAGTAACAGCACAAGATATGTATGATGCATTCCTTTTAGGGTTAGATAAGTATAACACGCATACTATCTATCCAGAGGAATGGGAAATCATCATAAATAAAGTGCAATTAGATACTGTTGAAAATAGATATTCTGAAGTAGAAGAGATTCAAAAAAGAATGGATGATTTAAGAGTATTGAAAACTGTTCAAAACATACCAAATACAGGAACTAATGTCGCTGGAGGGGAGATTTTTGAACTTCCAGCGGATTACTTACACATGTTAAACGTATCTATTGATTTAGAATATGTTGACGATGAATGTTGTAGAACTGGAAAATCTGGATTTAAGAAGGTTAAACCAATGAAATCGGATAAGAAGTATGAAATTGCTGACGATCCATTCAATAAACCTACTAATGATAGATTATATTATGATTTAATTGGAACGCAAATACTGCCTATTACTGGAACATCTTCTTATGCTACTGATTGTAGAATAGAATATTTGAGATACCCTGTAAGAATAGAGATAGTAAATGCTCAAGTGGACTGTGAATTACCGATGCATATTAGACAAGAGATTGTTGATGTAGCTGTAAGACAAACACTAGAGCAAATCGAATCTGGAAGGTATCAATCACAATTAAACGAAAATAGATTAAATATTAATTAATTTTAAACAAAAAAAGTCATGTTAAAAAATCATCCACAAAAAGAATTACTTAATGTGTTGTCTGCTACTACAGCAACGTGGGATGCTGGAAGCGATACATTAACTATTGAAGGATTAGGTTCTTTTGATGCAACAACTGCTGTTAAAGCTATCAAAGCTGAAAACTCTCCCGCTGTAGCTCAAGTTACAGAGGTAACAGTAACTATTCCAGATGCTTGTGAGTGTCCTTACGAATACTGGTTAAAAGTTTCTGGTATCTTTAATGGTGCGTTTGATGTAACAGGAACATTTAGAAAAGAAGTTATTTATAACTACATTAATGCTTCTGGAGCTACTCCAACACCTACTGAAGTAGCTGATTCATTAGTTGATCAAATAAATAAAGATCCAAATGCAATTGTTACAGCTACAAATGCTGGAGGTGTTATTACGTTAACTGAAAAGTATCCAGCTCCACCTGTAGGATCTTATGGAGAAGCTATTGGACACTATACATCTGGATTTAACGCTTACGTTTCTTCTGGTTCTGTTAACACTACTACTGACCACGTAGAAGAGAAAGTAGGATTAAATGAGGTTAGAAAGCAATTTCCTGTTAAAATGGGAGATTACGCTGGAGTTCCTAATATTCCTGTTGCTGGTGCTACTTATGCTAAGTATGCGTTCTCTACTACTGATGCTGAAGTAGTAGATATAGACCAACCTAATGTTAACCATAAGTATTTAAAAGAAGTTGTTTTATACGTTAATACAGATGCTTCTAATTATGGTGCATTTGAAACTGCTTTAGATGCATTTATTACTGCAACTGGTTTATAATATAGCCATAACAATAATGACAGTAATGCTCATAATGGGTATTACTGTCTCTACTTTTGATGGTTATATTTTTGAAAAAGCCAATAAGCTAACTAAATGGTATTATAAACCATTAATAACTTGTCCAGTATGCATGTCAAGCTTTTGGGGAACATTAATGTTTTTGGTTTTTAAGAGCTACATAGGATTTGAATTAATTGATATTGCGTTCTATTTTGTACATGTCTTTTCTGTGTGCCTTATAAATCACTTATTTTATTGTTTTATTATAAAGAATGATTATATTTGATTTATAGTTATAGTTAGTGGTTTTATAGATTTATAAAAAGAAGGAGTAGTGATTATTACTCCTTTTTTTTATTATTATATTTACAACATGACACTAAATGAGATAGCATACAGTATTCGTAATCAATTAACTGGCTTTGTATCTTCTGATGATACAAGAATAGATATTCAATTTATTTACAAGAAAATCCATGATGTTAGAGCTTTGTTGATAAAACAGGAGTTAGATAGAACTGGAAGAGTAAATGATGCTTCGTTACAAAGATTAGATTGTTTAGAAATAAAATGTGGGTACGTTAAATGTAATGGGTATTTTTCATCTAAAGAAGACTTTTATATTGATTTACCTAAAATGATTGGAGGATTGAATCATAGAAACATTCAGTATCTAGGTTCATCTGATTTAGAAAATCCATTTACAAGAGTTGGATTAAAAGGATTTACTTATTCTGATCATTCTTTACTTACAGGGAATAAGCCTAGATTTACTGTTATTGGAGATTTAGCTATAATTAAAAATTTACCAACTGAAGGAATGAAATACGCTACTATGATAGGTGTATTATCTGATCCTTCTAAATCTTGTTCTCCTGTAAATGGAGACGATGAATATCCAATAGCAGATTATCTTATCCATCAATTAGAGACTATTGTGTTGCAACAATTAATATCTACTCTACAGATACCTACTGATGAGAAGAACAATGCTATTGAGAATATTAGAAAGGATGAAAAACCAAGAGAGGAGTAAAATATGAAGTATGTAGTTATACAAGAAAACCAAACTAAAAGAGCACATCTTAGTAGGCAGACTAAAGTATTTACAGCTAATAGTAGATATTGTTTAGTTAGAGAATACGAGAAAAGAAAGAGATGCGGTAGATGTATGAATAGAAAGATTATAGTAATGAAGTTTTATGTTATAGAGGTTGATAATATGGAGTTTCATTTTAAAGCTGACGAGGTAGCTATTTCTGAAGAGGAGGTTGATTGTTATGATCAATATCCATCTAACGCTAGAGCTGATTTTGGAGGAACAGCTAGAATTAAAGATTTTAGTCAATTAAGAAATAATCCAGATCCAGAAGCTATTAGGTTAGCTTCTCAAATTGTGAGAATGTAATGAAAAAGAATACTTGGCAAAAGTTAGGAGATAAAAAGTTTGATTATTGGACTTTTAATGTTAGTGATTTACTAAATGAGGATTTATTTGAATTTAGGGATTCTGAATTTAAAAGTTTAAATGAATTGTTTGGAGAGACGAATAAGAAGAGAAGTTTACCAAAAGCAAAAGCTTTAGTTTATGATTTTTGGAAGCTTTTAATGAATGATATGGTTTTTTCTGGAGACTGCTTTATTTTTCCAGAAATCCAATTTGGATACATGAAGATAGGAGATGTAACAGAAAAAACTAATTATTTTAATTTAACAAAACCTAGTTATTATGGTGGGGTTTTATTTCTTGACGAAAGAATAAGAAAAAGAAATAAAAAGAATTATACATTCAGACCTAGTAGCCAACATAGGGAGAATATAATGAAGCAATATTTTGAAAAAAACTTTAGATACTAATGAGTGTTCAAACAGTAAGTATAAAAACAATAGCTAGTAAAATAGCTAGAGATTATAAAGGAATTGACTTTGATATCAACGACATAGGTGAATGGTGTTTTGAAGTTGTTAAAGAAGTTGGTTCTTATAATTCTTTTAGAGAAGTTCTAGGAGAAATTTTAGAGTCTAAAAATAGAAAGTGGAAATTACCATGTGATGTATATAGATTACTGGAAATTATACCTATGCAGAATGTATCTGTTTATAATAGCTCTGGAGATAGATACGATGCTAAATATGATTCAGATGGAACTTATCTTAGGTTTCAGAATGAAATGTCAAACATGGTAGGTAAGAATTATCCTATGGATGGAACTAAGCTTAAAATTGATTATTTAGCTTACAATATGGATGATGATGGAATGCCTATGATTGAAGACACAGCTCAAGATGCTTGTTTTTGGTATTGTGTTATGAAGATAAAATTAGAAGATTTTCTTAATGGTAAATTCCCTAACTATCCATATCTGGAACAGAAATACAATGGTGCTTTAGCTCAAGCTAGAAGCTCTATGAGAGGTGTTACAAGAAACCAAATGAATAGAGTGATGAGAGCTAAATACAATATTATACCTAAACTTAGAATTCCTAGAGCATGAAAAAGGGTAGCTTAAATTTATTTTTTAAAGGAGTTGATTCAGATTCAGATGAAGGATTTATAAGTAATCAAAACCTAAGAGATGCTAATAACATAAGGATTGTTTCTAAAGGAGGTAATTCAATGGAGATTAGCAATTTAAAAGGAACTAATGATTCTAATGGATTTGTTATAACTATTGGTTATGTACCTCTTGGATACAACGTTATAAATGGAGTTGCATACATAATAAGTTATAATCCAGATGATGAGCTTGTAGAATTTGGTTCTTTTCCTTCTCCTAAGAATGCTGGTAACTGCGCTATACAAGATGATTTTGAGAGAGTGTATAAACCATTTTATAATCTAGATGATAGTTCTGGAAATAGAATTCCTTTAAGAATTGATTCAAATACATTAAATATAAATGGAGATCATTTGATGTCAGTTCAGTTAAGACATGAATATGATAACTCTGTTAATTTATATTTTGCAGATTACACTAATCCTATACGTGTAATTAATTCTGGATTTAATCTAGAGAACGGAAAGTGTACTAATAAGATTTACTCTGAAAATGAATTTCCTTATGCAATAGAAGCTAATAACGCTTCAGCAAAAAATGGAACTGTTGATAGTTTAGAAATGATTGAAAATGGTTCTTCTT